CGGCATCTGCTCAAGGTTAACTTCTTGACCTAGCAGTCGCTTGACTCCATTTAAAATTAATTTGTAATCTTTCATACATATATAACTAATGCATGATTAATCTGTCACATTTAAGCTAGTTTTTCATTAGCTACCGCACGCCTCACATTCAGCGTCATCTATATCGCATACTTGTGGCTTGACAACCTTTGTCTTGTCCTGATTCTCAGCGGCTCGCATTAATGCCTCTAAGCCGTTTGCTTCTTCCGTAATGTTCGCCATTTTAATCTTCTGTTTCTATAGGGTTAAATTCATTCTTCCAATTAATGAATGTATTCGCATTACCAATAATTGTGACAGAGGTGTCTGTGCTTAGATCTCTAATGGTTTCAATACCATCATACGAAGTCACCGATCCATCTGCGTTTGTTTTAACAAAATCCCAAATTACATCACCATCTCCTTTAGTAAAGGATTCTTGGTTAATTATATATCCGTATTTATTTTCCATTAGTGTGCTATCCAATAAGTTCCTGTAAAATTATTTAATGTTCCTGTGTTACTATTACCGCTATCATCAATAGCTGTTATATCTGTTCCTGAGCCATTCAACCTATAATAAATATTTGGGTCTGTTACAACGTCAGTAGCAAATTGCCCCAGTCCACCATTATATAAGTCATCAACATTTTGTTGAGTTAATGAGGACGCTACCTTAACAAATAGCTCATCAAGAATGAATTGCGCATAAGTACCAACACGTTCGCCTATTCGATCAAAACTTATAGTTTCGGGATCGTAATTATCGGTATCTCCTGTATATTTTGTCCCATTAATCCACATTTCATTTACTCCTCCATTTAATGAAACAGCAATGTAATACCAAGTACTTGTGGAAATGGCTGGAAATGAAAATGTAGTAGTTGCAGCACCAGCAGATCTACTTCTAAATGTAGCAGAGGTGCTATTGTTCCACCTAAACCATTGATTTCCATTAGTTGAATCGCCTAAAATATATTCAAAATTGGGCGTTGATGAAAAGTTTACCCAAAATCCAAAGCATAAACCATTTGAAGGTGGTTTGTTAATTGAGGTAAATGAAACATTGTCATTTACACCATCAAAACTAAGTGCATTGCCAAAAGAGAACACATCCGCTATCTGCGCACTTGCTAAACTATTTGCTGAATCACTACCTGATGCGTTAGTTTCAGTTTGTACTGCTCTTATATAATTTGCATCATCCGCTGCTACCAATGTATAAGTGATTGAATTAGCACCAATGATGTCCGCCCATCCTGTAGAACCATCAGCACTTCGTTGCCATGTCCATGAAGTTGTCGGTGTAGGATCACCTGTTGCACTTGCAGCCGTTGCCGTAATTGTTTCACCTACTTGACTCTCCGCGCTAATAGTTGGAACACCGCTAATGACTGGAATCGTTCCTCCTCCTGCACCTTCTAAAGCAGTTAATCCAGCTTCACTATCACCGTAAACTGAACCCCAGCCAATAGTATTGTTATCAGCTCCTTTACCCCAGCCTATATTGTTATTTAGGACACCATCTCCCCAGCCGTTATCGTTTGCCATTTTTATTCTTGTATTATAACACTATTACCTTGACCAGTTAGCGAGCCTATGCCTTGAGCTTGTAAGCTGCCGTCACAGCAATCTTTGTGATATGTTCCGTTAGCACACAAACAACCTCTCTTGCCACTTGTAGGACTTGTTGATGATTCTGTCTTATGCATCTTTTAAAAGTTCTTTGATTGCCTCAATTTTCTTTTCATTTTCTGTCGGCTCTTCTACTTTACTCATCTCGGTTCGATCAGCGAAGTATCCTTCTATGCTAAATCCTTTGACCTTTCCAGTTTTTACAAAATCACGCCATACGTCTTCGTTATCAACTTTGACGGATACCATCCAAGTGCCAACAGGCATTGATAAATTATAAAACGCACTCTTGTCTTTTTCTTGATCATCAACCAGCCATGACTCAACCACCGTCAAACCTTCTAACTTTAGATTGTGTTCTAAAGTACTTTTAGATTGTGAGCCGTTTTTTAGGAATAACTGACTGGCCTTTTTAATAGTGTCCTGTGAGAAATAAACATAGTATGGCTCTTCTCTATCGTTTCTGTAAATAGTCTTATTAGGGATAAGCGCAGCACCCATAAGTATTCGTTTCTCTGTATCTATTGCTGCAAGTTTAATCTCTTGATCTTTCGACAGGGCAATGAAATCTGATTCAATTGCAGGATGCTCAACAATACTGATGGCGTTTACACCAGCTTCTATATTATTCTCATCCAAAAGAAGTTCTATTATTCGCATACTTATATAACTTGAAAATTAAAATTTGTCATATTAAGGGAAGGTCGCTTCTTTGATTCTGTTGCGATCTAAACTTTGAGCAGAGCTAACTTCACCTGATACCACATAGGCTTTAGTAGGATTTCTGTTGTTGTTATTTAGTGATTCGTTTATCTGATTAAATCCACTTGTTCCAACGGTATTGAATTGTGGTGCAGATGGTGTTCCACCTGATAATGATCCGCCTCCGCCTCCGCCTCCGCCTCCGCCTGATGCTCCTCCGCCTTCAAACTTTGTCGTTGCAATTTTTGCTATATTTGCTGCTGCTGTAATACCTATTGCTGCTGCTGCAATAACATTTGCAGGAAAAGGTAACGCAGGTTCAGATAGTGTTTTTTGAACGGATACAACTCCTTGAATTGTGGCTTGAGTAATTGAAATTGCTTTGTTTATTTGGAACGCTTTTTTAGCGGATATTAATCCTTTCTTTTCAGCTATTGATGCTAAAACATTTATGCCATCAAGCGTAGCCATTGCAAGTTGAAGTTTCGCTTCTTTTATTTTTTCGGCTGTTTCAATATCTGAATCCTCTTTTGCCTTATTTGCTTTATCGTTTATATCTTTTATTTCCGCTGCTTGCATTGCCTCAATGGCAGCTTTGTCTTCACCGTATAATTCAGCTTCCTCAATTAATCTGAAGTACTTCTCTTGAACCATTCGGATTTCCCAATCCTGATCAGATAAAAGTTTTTCAAAAGCCTCATCTTGAAGTTCAGAAAGTTGATTTCTATACTCCTGTTCTGCTTGTATTTCTGAATCTCCTTGTGCTTTTAGAGCTGCATCTAATCTGTCTTTTTTTTCCGCTTCGTCTGCATCGCTCCATTCATTTTCAAGTTGTGTTTTTTTATCAAGCCATTGAATCTCATAAGATTCTTTTAATGCTCTTTTTTGTTTTTCGGTAAATTCAGATTCTTCAATTGACCTCCTATTGTTTTCAAGTTCAAATTCAAGTGCTTTTAATTGCCTTTCTCTATCATCTTCAATTAGTGAAAGTGAATGCGCTTGCTCTAAACTTAATTTTAAGTCAAGATATTTTTTAGTTAAATCAATTCTTTTTTCTTGTTCTGCTTCTGTTTTTTCCGTTACTTCTTCCTGTAATTTCTTCTCAAGCTCTTTTTGTTGAAATATTAAATCTTTTACGTTTTCATTGTATCCCTCATATACTTTAAACGATTCATCAAATATTTCTTTAGCTTTTGTTATGTCTTCTTCACTAACACCTAAACCAAACAATTTGTCAAGTTTTGATAATTTTTTTCGTTCTTGAACAAGTTTGTCGAATGTTTTAAAAGCCTCGCGTGAGGCTTTATCTGCAATCGCTGTCAGTTCCTTTTGTTGGCTTATTCTATTTTTTAGTTGATCTAATTCACTTGCCCCATTTCTTTTTAACGCTGCGCTTACTTTTTTATTTAAATCTTCTGACTTTTGCAACTCTTTATTATAAGCCTCTTGTGAATCAATAAGGTTTTGCATTTCATCATCTCCATCGCCAATAAAATCAACAATTTCATCCCAATATGCTACCACTAAACCAAGTCCTACCACCAACGCACCGATACCCGTAGAAATTAAACCAGCTTTCATTCCTGTAAGTGCTGTAGCGGCACTTTTACCCATCTTAAACCATCCTTGAGCAGATGACGCTAACCCACCTGTGAACTTATCAATTAAACCAACCGCATTATTTGTAGTTTCATTTGATGCTTCTTGCTGGTTATTTAGTTCTTTTCTTGTGCCAATGATTTTATTTAAATCCGCATCAAGTTTTTTAACATCACCACTATCAACATCTATCTCTAATTCTAATACTTTTTTAGTTGTTGCCATTGGTTCTTCTCTTTATGTAGTTAATACACTCCTTGAATGATTGCGGTGATTTGTATTTACCTTTTGCTATCTGAATCGCCTCAGAAGCATTAAAGTAATCATCCGTCTTTAGTAGGTCTATGATGTCTTTTATCATTCTATCAATGTTAATAGTTCAAATTTTGTTTCTCCCGTAATCATATTCATACTCATATCGTTAATGCGATAGCTCTTTGTTTTGATTACAATCGTATCATTTACCTTTAATGTTAAGATCACACCTAACGGAAGGATCGTTTTCACAATTGTCCTTCTCATTCTGTTGTTGTAGATGTCGGAGATGTAATCCTCCCAATAAGTATTATATATTGAAGGTGATGACGCTGATCCATCGTTTAAAGTAAGCGGATTGATTTCACTTCCAAAACATAATGAATTAGTAAACGAATCATCATCAGTATTGAATTGATAGCAAAGGTTATAAACCTCGTATTTATCTGCAATCGTTGGCGGAGTTGAATAGAATTTTCTTACACTATAAGCTGTGTTCGCGCTAATATCCTTTTGCCCTGCGTAATAAAATATGAAAGGTTTATCGTTGATAGGTTTTAACTCTGAATCAACCATAAGACAAACCAAAAGCTCACTTAGAAATGGAGCAATGCTAGCAGTACTCGCGGTGTTTGTCAAGCGATTCCAAGAAGGATTCACGAAAGGCACTTTTACCTCGAAAGTGTCTGAGCCTAATGGATCGCCGAAGCTATCTATCAATGAAGTTTTAAGATCACCGTATCCGACACCTGTATTATTGTCGCTGAACTCTTTACCTATCAACTGGGTTGTCGGTTCATATTTAAAATTAATCTCATTAAACAAGGAAATCGTCATAACTTCCTCTTCTGACTGATCTGTGTATTTAGTTAAGTCTACCGTATCGCCATTGGAATACCAATCTTCCAGCGTTAGTACTTCAAAGATGTTGTTATCATTATCGTCTGGAACGATAACAAGATTGAACATTTTTATGATTGAACTAAAAAAGTCATAAACTTTCATCGCAGGCAATCCTCCGTTAACGCTTTTTGTCAAGCCTGTTACATCATCAATGTATGTGGAGTTAAAAAAGTGAAATCTGCAACTTCCATCATTGTCAAATTCCCTATCTCTACCTACAAGCGTAAAATCTAAATAAGTGCTTGTGCTTCGCAACGTCCATTCATAAACTTCAGGAAACGAAGATTTGACATAGAATTTTATGTATTGAACGTTTCCGCTACTTGGTCGCGTGAAGTTTAATGCTATTCTGTAATAAGTTTCCTCGTCCTCCAATTCATATTCAGTAGTATTTGTAACTGCACCGTTTAACCATTCCTCAACCAATAACGTTGGTAATGGTATTGGAAAATTTGACCCTGTTACCCTTGACGTTTTTGTTCCAATTCTAAATTCAATTTGATTAATTACATCTCCATCGGTTGGCGTTACTCGAAGCCTACTGCTCGCGTTTTGCCAAATACCGTTTGGATCAATAGTTGTGTCTGGCGAATTGATTAAACTCCAATTACTTTCAAAATGATTGCCGACACCAATTTCTCTATTTGTCCACATAAAGAGATCGGTGAATGCGGATGTTCCTAAAAAGTCAGAGCTGAAAGTTAAGCCGTATTTTGATTCAATATTCTCAACTATTTTACTAAGTGCAAGCGCAGGTTTAAACTCGTATAGCAAAGCACCGTTGACTCCATATTCAAATCGCCAGATAACCAACTCGCCATTAAATATCGCGCCATTAAGTATTGCAAACTCGCAAATTGGCGAGTAAATAAATTCATATACTAATTCTTTTTGCCCCGATTGTTGCTGAAGTATATTTGCTTGAATATTAGCATTACCAGTAATAGAACCACTTGCATACTCTAAATTAAAATTGTTAGCCCTGTCATAAATATTAATTTCCCAAGAAGTTGTCTGATCGCTAACTCCAACACCTATACCAATAGGCAAATAATATTGCCCCGCATTATCTGTACTTCTATAAATTACAGCACTATTTAGTAAGTCTAAATTATCGTTTGCGTCAGTATTTGCGGTGAACCTTAAATATTTGTTTTCGTTATCTGCACCCGCGAATCCGTTATAATTTATTGTACCAATATCAGGCAGGCTGTTTAGAGTCCAATTACGAGATGGGCTGATCATTGGAAGTAATACCTCGTTTTGTTGTATTCTATTATCTAGCGCAGACGCATATGTGTTATATGGAATTACATTTGTAGAAGGTAAATCAGTCAATACATCATCAGCAAATATCTGCTTTAAATTTACAAGCGCAGTAAAGAAGGTGATTGAGTAGCTATCTATTTCACCGTCTTTTATTTGAGAGCTTTCGTATTTAATAAACCCTTTTTTAAAGAGGTGTTTGTTGATTTCAAGTCTTGCGCTCTTTTTTGAGGAAGGATTAAAAGTTTGTTGCACATCGGAATCATACCAATGCTCCATAATCACATTGTTGTTTTTTGATGCTGGAATGCTAAAAGTTTGCGAGTAATCACTAAAGAGCTTATCTATTTCTCTGTAATTCTTAACGGATCGTTGAAGCGTTACGTTTTCATCATCAAACAAGTCCAGCTTGCTATTTCCAATATAAACCTCTAAATCTATCATTTATAAGCTGTTGTTAATTGCATTGTAAGCAAAATTGAACTCAACCTCATAATTAATCAGCTTGTCATTTACGCTCGTTTTAAAATCAACGTTTTGCGTGTTTAAGACAACTGGCTCAACAACATCGTCAATGATCAGATAAACTCTTTCACTAAGCATCATTTCCTCAAGTAACAGATTGAAAGACTCATCCACAAATCCTGTGTTGACCGTTATCCTTTTGATGCCGTTCTTATTGTATTGCACATTTTGATGATCAGTCAATGAATAGCTATATTTCGGAGTACTAGTTCCTAGCGGCCCCCTATCAACGAAACCAATATTTCTTTTATATTGACTTGATGTTATGGCTAGTTTCTGCATTGACTTTTTGATGAAGCTGAATGAATCCCAGCATCCCCATTTGTTTATAAAAAGACAATCAATCACGTTATACTTAGGCTCGCAAATGATTTCGTAGCGCAAAACGGGTTGTTTGTTAATCGATAGCATTTCATTTGAAACCTCATTTCTTTGATAAGTTAAAATGCCATAATTTATTAACTCTAACTGAGTTGCTTGTAAGCAATCTACTTGCTCTCCTGCTGAAGCATCTGGTTTAATACACGTTATGCTGTTTGTTCCGATGCTTGAAACATCCCAAGAATCTGTTCTGCTCACCCAACTAACTCCGCAATCTGTAAACGCTGGAAGCTGAAGTGTTACACTTGTTTGTGTGATTGGTTGAAATTGTGTAGAAATGGTAAGCAATCCTGTGCCTGAATTATAGTTTAAAAATCCTGCTTCAGTAATCGTTTCAATCTCACTAACAACAGGTAAGATTTCGGAGGCAGTTACAAAATGACCAACTCTTAAATATTCAAACCCACTAATCCAGTTGTTAAGTAAATTGACCTTTCCAAGCGGCGTGTAAAGTAAAGAATCCTCTACCTCTCCATATCTAGAAGAAGAAGATTCAGCGGCAGCAATATTAATGTCCTTGCAATTCGTATTTGAAGTTACGTCTGTTTTCCAGTTCTCGCCAGCTCCAAACTTAATTCTTGCAAAAGATGCGCTTTCACTATTATGCCGATCAAACTCACCTGTGTTGATTCCTAAGATAGCGTAACTATTTTGCCCGATTTGACGATAGCAATTGGTTGCCATTATTGTGACATCAGTACCATACGCTGCTGTGCCTGAATACGAACCTTCAAAGATGTAATTGCCAGTTGCGCCAGTAGATGGTAGATAGTTTACACCGTCTTTAAAACTACCATAGCCATCCTTAATTGTGTAGTATGTAGTTTCATCAGGCGGATTAGGGGCCATTGTATTTACTATCGACTTCACAACTTTGACAAAATAAACCTGACCTTCATTTGACGTTTTAGTTACAGCCTGAAGAGCTAAAAACGTTAAATACTCATGCTTAAAAAAATCTTTAATGATTGCCGCAATATCAAATACAATGATACCATCAACAGCATCAGTTTTAGATAATGTGTAGCTTTTCACATCTGTCATTGATGTGACAGAGGAACGCCTATCACCCAACTGAACCGTTACCGATAGTGAAGCACTTACAATAGTTCCAGCAGAAGGCTCGCAGTTTATAAAATAGGGCGATCTTGTTGATATCGGTGTGTGATTTTTAAGTGCTAGCATTTGATATTGTGTCTAGTTGTGTGTCTATGTAATCAATTTGATCTTGAGCTATTGCTTCTTGAATGTCGTTGTAGTATTTTTCTTGCTGGCTTTCAAAAGCATCTGTGAAAAAGTTAGTAGGTGCAATTCCATTCTCCTTTGCGTTCCTGCTTATAACGTATGCTAAACCCCTTACCCTTGAAGCGGTTTTCTTAATAAATGAACCAGTTTCTAGGTCGCGTATTTTAAGCGGCTTCTTATTGATCCAATCTATCAAAGGCTGCATTGGTATACCCTTGCCTGCTTTGCGCCCTTTATCAACTGTTAAACCATAATCCAGCATCGACCAAACAATGTTCGCTTTTTCAAATCTGCCAGTCTTATCGTTCCGTTGCTTTACTTTTGCTTTGATTGAATTGCGAAGGTTTCCGCTATTGTCAATTCTTTTTTTATAACTTTTACCGCGTGAATTTTTAGCTGTGTAAGTTTTACCCAAATTAATTTTTGATAGCCTCACAACGTTGTCTGCAAAATCAGCCAACACTTTACCTCGCATAGATTGTTTAACGGGCATTATACGCAGATTTCGGTGTTAGGTACTTCGATAGCAATATCAATTGCCCATCCAGCTAAAAGGTTCTCAAACCTATCCTTAAAGGAAGTGGCGTTTATCGATCCTGTTAATTGATAAAAGTTGTCAAACGCATCTCCTCTTCTTAATTGCTCAACCAATCTATTACAAACTTGAAGCTGAGTATTCCAAATATCTTGAAGGTCTGTTGTTCCGTAGAATGGCTCTGACTCGTTTCTAGAATCAACTTTATTAACGTCAACTATGTCCATACATACTATTGTAAAGTTCATAGTCATTGTCGATCCGTTCAATGAAGTATCTCCTACTACTATATGCGACAACGGAAAGATAGATTTTTTTGCCAAATCAACTTCGCTAATATCACCGATGCTAACTGTGTTTACGTTATCATCAGCAATAAGTAGGTCATGAAGTTTTTCGGTTACTGTATAAAATTGCCTCATTGTCTTTGTCTTTGTCTTTTTAATTCTTGCGCTTCAATCTCAGCTTTCTCTTTATCAAAACTTAATTTGCGCAAACATTGATGAACATTAGTTCCTGTGACTTCATCGAGCTTAGTAACATCTCCATTTGCGAGATGTACAATTGATTGATACCATCCCCATTTTGCTGCGAACTGAGATCTTCCTCCGAAGTCATTGTCTTTGATTCCTTCACCAAAGAGGCTATCGTATGTTCCACCAATTCTCTTCCTAAAGTCCAAAAAAAAAGCATTGCACCTAACGCATCCGATAGTCCAACTTCCTTCATCGCTTCGGCATATTGATCAGAGCCTTTGTATGGTTCAATCAAATATGTGTCCTTAACTTCCATCGTAATAGGTCGGTAAAGAATAGTCAACGCCTTGTGAAATGTAAGCGGATCAGATATGTAACTTTCTAAGTCTACATATTCTCCCAATGTCATCGCGTCTATTTTAGGAATGAAGCCAAACTTTTTCCCGTCTAACTCAATTATTTTATTATACGAAGGCTTACGCTCTAATATTTTAGCTAGTTCATCAACCGCAAAACTAAATACGCTAATATCTGCCTGTCTGAGTTTGTCTGGATCGGCCTTGCAGAATATCTCCAGCATTTTCATTTGAACAAATGTCGAATCTTCTTGACCTTCGTTTGCTTTAAGTATCTTTTGAAACTCTTGATAATCACCTAAAGCGATATCGTTTAGCGAAGCTGGTATTTGAAACTTTACTTTCATACTTATATAACTTGATTTTTGATTTTTGTCACTTAACGAATAGCGTAAACTCCGTAGTTTGGTTTACTTAACTTATTCCATACAGCGTATCTGGTCGCGTCAATAGCATGGTTAAAATTGTCTATTGGCTTGTTCAGTAGATTGCCGTTTTTATCTTCTTGCCATTTATAGTTTTGAAGTTCCTTGATGATGTTGAGGCTTGACTTAGTTACATGAATCTTGTATCGCTTGAGCATATCAATGCCAGCCATAACACTATCCGCACCTTTAGCCGTTGGCTTTACATTCCACCTCATACGATATAGTTCTTCGATTGATTTAGGCTCTGCGCTGTCTGCAAATATTTCGTCTTGTCTAGTTAGCTGAAGCTCCGCAAACTTATCTGATATGTCAGGGTTGGTTAAATTGGTGTGATAAAGTAACTCATCTAAATAAAGGTTTTCTCCATCTTTATAAACGGCAACCATAGAAGTAGGATCGTTGGTAAATCCAAAGTCTAAACCATACGATAGTATCTTAACATCAGCAGGTACTTCATCAACTACTGAGAATTGAAATATAGTGGCTCTTGATGAACCACGCTCACCAAGTCCATATATACGCCAGTAATCATTATCAGTAAATTGAAGTCGCTCAATCTCCATCTTGATACTTTTATCAAGAAACTTATTATCCTTATAAGTGGTTTGTAAGAAGTCGCAATCATCTCTTGGCACTACTTTATCATAAATCCAATGAAAGCTATCAGAAGGATTGTAATCAAGTATTATACGGCCTGTGGTTCTGAATACAATTTGTTGCCAATCTTCCCAATAAAATTCATTGGCTTCGTTAAGAAATGCTAAATCTCTTTTTCGGCCTCTGACTTTTTGCGGTTGATCTAAGCTAATAAACTCAATTAGGTTGCCGTTAAGAATATATTCGCTATTGCTTTTGTTGTGGTAGTCTTCGTTGTATATTTCGTGCTTCCTCAGTATGTCAAAGAAGTCACGCATTACAGATGAACGCAATGCAGGAAAAGTCTTTCTAGCAATTGTAACTGTTTTACCTGTGTTTTTGTTGCAATAGTAAAAGATAATCCAAAGCAGAATGTTGTATGTTTTACCAGACCTTGTACCGCCTTGCTCAACAATTATCTTCTTCTCTGAATACTTGAGATGATGGTAGACTCTATTCGTTTCTATCTTTCCCGTCATCTTCTATAATCTCAAAGGTTTTAATTCCTTCGTGTGCTATTTCTTGACGTTCAATGTAACCTCTTCTCTTTCCTTTGGTCTTTAAATAAAAAATAGTTGACGTTGGATTACCGTCTTGAATTTGTTTGTGCAAACTACTTTCGGCAAAGTCAATAGCAAGGTCTGCAATACTTTCAACTGAGGCGCGATATTCTTCATCCTCCTTCATCCAATTGTAATGTGAACCCCTATCTATACCAACCGTCTTGCAAGCCGTTGTAACGATGCCTAATGATTTTTCAAGCGCAACTATCATCGCCTTTTTTAGTGTTGAATTTTGTTTGTTCATATTAAATTCCTTTGAATGCTTTTAATGGATAAAATATTAGACTATTTCTATAACCTCCTTCGTGAGTTGGTATTATTGGCGTTACTCCGTGAACGTTTCTCCAAGCTGGGTAAACTAATATAGAGTTATCCTTTTGTCCTATCGTGGCATCATAGTCTGGTATGTGCAAATCTCCGCCTTTAGAATTATGTTTCTTGCAAATGATTACGTTTACTGCTCCCACTATATTGCCACTATCTCTGTGAAATGGAGCTGAAATATTAAAATTTGAAATTGAACCTGTAAACAAATTAGAAAATTTCCATTTGTCGTTTATTTCCGTAAACAATTCTGTTTGAAGTTTGTGTTGTTCTGGCAATATTTGTCTAATAAGTTCTTCGCTCTCTTTAGCTAACAGCAACATTGCTTTAACAAAAATCTCAGCTGATTTTACAGAATGAACGCTTGACCTTGAGGCGTAAGGTCTTCTTACCATAGGCTTTGGAGGTATAGATCCAAGTATAACCGACATCTGAGATACTTCACCGCCTTTTTTGTTTTTATATTTTTCAATTATATCTGGTCTTGCAGATTGTTGATTAATAGCAGACGCCCTGTTCATTATTGATTTCGGCACTCTTTTTGAATTAAATTCTGCGTCTGCTAAGTCTGCTAACTTGCACATCTTTTCAGGCATTTTAGTAAGGTAAAACCCTATTGCCTCTCTATCTGCATAAAATATACAGTCTTCAGTTACATTAGGTTCTATATATTCGCAAGCCTCTCCTATCTTTCTGCTATGCTCTACTTTTATTAAATCAACTCTTTTCATTTTACTGTTTTGTTATAATGCATAGCTAGTTCTTTTATCTTTGTTTTCATGTCAACTCTATCTCCTTTGTTTTTTAAGGTTACAAATGGATGCCACTCATAGCACATTTTTTTAGCAGTTTCCTCATCCTTTTTTGCTTTGTACTCAGACTGAAGACCTCCAGCGTTTGAACCAACATCAGGGCAAGCAAACCAAAAGTGATTAAACCTTAAAACTCCATTACCTTTTTTTATAGTTTGCAATGCAAAATCTCTATCCTCTTTTAAATTAAACTCTGGTCGGTAATCCCATTTTATTTTACTTACGTTCATTAAGACGCAGACTTCCGCAAACTTTCTATTTATAGAGTAACTTGTTTTCTCGTGCCAAGCGTGTTGAGTATAATTTATACCAACCAGTTCAAAAGGTAATTTTTTTGCTTTTTCTAATATATTAAACCATATAGATGCGTCTTTTTTTACCGTTTTACCATTGTAAATACCAAAAGAAGTTACATCATCATCGCATATTATAACCCATTCAAAACTATTCTGCCTAGCATAGTTTAACATAAAATTACGAACGTATCCAATGCCTTTGTCATTATCTAATATAGAAACTTTATTAGGCACATTGTAATCATCAAACTCTTGAGGCTCAATAAAATGAAAAACTTTTATACCAACGTCTTGAAAAAGTTTGTACGTTTTTGTGTTTAACCTTCCTTTTGTGGGTATAAAGCAAATCATAACTTATTTTTTTGATCCTTTAAATATTCCATTATCATACCTCCAACATACGCTTCACGTTCGCGCCAAAACTTGACCAGCTCATACGCTTCCTCATAGTGCTCTGCTTCAAATTCTATTTGAATGGCTTTCTTAACCCCATTGGTCATATCGGAAAGCTGCTCAGAAACGTCATCCTCGTCAAGAATTGAATAGTCTACGTCTGCTGGCTGTTGCCAAACATCCAATCCCCACTCCTCAAGCTGAAAAGAATCCCACTCGTTTGCTAAAATATCCCAATCCCATTCTCCAAAGCCTACATTGTCTTTTACTATAAACTCCTTCTGTTGCTCTTTCGTTAATTGTTCAGCAATTATAATAGGAACTTCTTTTAATCCAGCTTCTTTGCAAGCCTTTAAACGCATATTACCACCAAGAACTACCATATCATTATTGACAACAATAGGTCGCAATTCCAGCATCTGAGGAAATTCATTTATTGATTTGACCAGCTTCTTAAACTTGTCATCCTTTATAATTCTAGGATTTTTAGGATTTGCCTTTAAAGTGTTAATCTTAACTTTCATATTATATTTTTTTAAGTTCTAAATGCTTTATATCTGAATATCTTACTTTAGTTATTAAATCCTTTTTACCCCACTTTTCTCTTGTGTAGAATTTTAAATACTCTTTCTTATCTGTTGTTTTTTCTTTAACGTTTGATTCTACAAATTTCAATAAATCTGCTCTATCATAAATAGAGAAAGAATCAAGTTCAGATATGTGCATAGCAATGTACTTTGCATCTCCTCTTAACCAACCCTTATTTCCGTTCACGTTAGAATATTCCAGCCATATAGTTTCTAAATGACGGTTTCCTTTTACGTCAACACCAAAACCATTAACGTAACAATCAATATGTTTATACCAATCATCTTCATTTGTTCCATCTCTAAATTTCAGACCTCTTGCAATAACCTTTTTCATAAATAGCGACTCAAACTTATCCCCATATACGGAACATCTATTTAGTCTACTTTTAGAAACCTCCATTTTTTAATCGTTATAAAATACTATAACTACCATTTCTATTTAATATCTGAAGGTTCTTTTATTCTATCAATCATAAATGACATTTTCAACATCCTTAAGACGTTTATATGATTTAGCTTGTAAAGATCTCTAACTTGTTTTTTCAATTCCTTATTCTCTTTCTCTAGTTCTTTTTGGTTCATGGCTTTATTTTTTAATCGTTATAAACTACCAGCACTATATCAAAAACACCAATATATAAAACGTGTTCAGTAAATTCTTCTTGATGATAGCTTCTATATCCAAACAGAAAGCCATTTATTATTCCTACTAATAGTTCCCAATTCATTGTGCTGCTTTTATTACTTCCTTATAAAACTTAGGGTCAATCTCTCTTATCCATCGATCGGTGCGAGAATAGTTTTTAGCAAAAGCAGTCTTAGAATATTTAGGCTTGTTGGCTACTAAGTAAACTTGTGTCTTAATTGCTCTGTCTAGTAGGTGCTTTGTCAGTTGTTCTGGTGTCATTGTTCTTCGTATGTTGAATAAGTTAGTTCAATGTCAGCGCGCCAGTTATCCCATTGCTTGGGTGAGCAAGTACACGGCTCGTGATATTTATGTCCGTATATCTCTGAATGAATCTTGGCGATTGCTGGGTATGTCTTTGTGATATACTCGTTTTTTTCATACTTCTTGATGTCTTTTACGCTTGTCCAAAGATCATGATGTTCTTTCGACATACATTCTACTGGCTTATGGCGGCCGTTCATTGAGAATAAGACGTTGAGTTTCTCTTTGCGTGCATCACAACCGCAATCTATACCTGTGAGTTTGCTAAATAATTCAACAGCTTTTTTTATTCCTGTGGCTTCCGTAATGTTTTCAACTACATCACCAAGTCCTTTTGGTTTAGGCTTGCGGCCTCTTTTCTTCGGCAGCGGCTTTGATTCTTTCTTTAGCATTTTTTATAGTGTTATGTATTGATGAAAGGCTTATAGTGCTATCTCTGGCCATCTCCCTTTGCCCAATACCATGTTTGTAAACGTATTCAAAAAGCGTGCGATCATACCAATACCAATCTTTCATCTCTTCTAACACAATAGAGTTTAGTTCATCTATTGTTTCATCAAATGGTTCATCGGCTATTTCTAGAGTTTCGTAATCAATATTCGTATCAATTAACTCTTGAGATTTCTTTTGGGCGCGGTTAAAGTCGTAAACTAAATTACGGAGCGTTATGTAAACAAAGCTCTTATTAATTTCATCACCGTACATAACTTTTTCAACGCTGTCAATGTATTTGTGCAGTCTTAAATACATTTCTTGAACTATATCTTCGCTGAAGTTACCGCAACCTAAAGACTTAGCCATTGCTATCCATTCTTTGTGTTTTGTAGTCGCGAGTTCCAGTATGTTCACAAATACAAAGCTATATAATTATTTAATCATTCTGACTGTCTGCTAATTTTTGAAATAAAAAAGGTATGAAATAGTACATCAACACTACTATCATTAACGCTGTAATCATACCACCAACAAAGAATCCTCGCGCTTCTGCAACTGTAAATAATATTTCATATTTCATATTAAAAAGGTGTTTCGTTAAACTGTTTACTTATTAAAGGCTTGGTCATATATTCAGCCTCGTTAAATGGTTCGTTAGGTTTAGTGTCCAATGATTCTAAATGCTCTTCAAAATCATCTTCAACAGTTCCTAGTTTGCTAATCGAATGTTCTAGCGATCTTATCTCGCCTAACATCTTAAGATTCCTTTCGCGCATCTGACGAATTACAACCTCAACTTTATTGAAGTACTCAACAAACTCATGGTCTGGCTTTTTCGTTAGCGTTTCATTACGCATGATCGTTATCATTGTGAGTGCGTTAGTAGCCTCATCCATTATATCTAAACTTTCGGCCATAGTATTCCTTTTTTAGTTTCGTTTAACAAGTCTAGTGAATAATATCTATTCAGATTTCTATCAAAAAACATTCTACACTTACCCGTCTTGCCACTTCCTTTTGGCTTAGACTTCTGAACAATCACCTCTCGCACGTTATTATAATTTTCTACGCTGTGTTTCATTTCAATATCTCCTGATTGCGCGCCCATCGTTTGATGCGTTTTATGAGGATTGTAAACTAAAATTATTTGATAGCCTTTACGATCGAACTGCTGGCCATAAGCAAGCTCCTCTTTCTTTGTTGGTGGAGTCCAAAAGAATAGTTCATTGTCATTATCCTTAGACGTTATTTCACGCTTATCCTTAACGTGGTTCGTTAGTATCGTGCAGTAGGATTTCTTCTTTGTCCATGCGATTAGCACGTTAAGCTCTTCTTTAACTGCATTCATAATATTTGACCAATCGATATCTAGTTCATTAAACGGATCAATACACACACCATCAAACTTCTTGCCTAGTCGATTCTCTTCTTCGCCTACTTGCTCAAAAAAGTTCTTTAAATTAAGGTTTAAGTTCTCAAAGTTCTCCGTCCAATTCTCCATCGGATCAAGTATCCTAAAATACTTATTGATCCAGTTTATGCAGTTGTTAAATGTATCGTTTGACATTGGTAAGTGGTTTGGGTCGGCTTCTTCAGAAGGAGATAAAATGTCAACAATCTGGCCTTTACTTACCTTTTCTATAAGTTGCTCAATGATCTCATCTCTATCGCCCATCTCTGGTGACATCACTATCCAAACCCATTTATGCATAAGCGAGGCATTTATCATGATGTCTAAAATTAATTCAGTCTTTCCAACTCCTCCTTCTCCAGCTATAACAATTGGATAACCTTTTTTTAGTGAAGCAAGTTCATTTAGGTTAGGCCAAGCAAAGTCTAAACCTCTTCTCCTGTTTGATAGCCTTCTCTTTTCAATAGCTGACTTTCGTTCTAGTGGTGCTGTTGTTAGTTTTTTAGTAACCATAATTTGGTGCTTTAATTTTTTTATGTTCTGTTGTTTTATCCTTTAACCATTCAGCATTAAAACCACTCCAAGACATTTCAACGCATTTAGTTATTACTTCATTTGCTGATAAGGTAGTTTTTTCTATTTGGTTTTTAAGTGAGTTAAAAGCTGTTTCGGTATTTACAGCCTTCTTTGTTTTCCTGACCTTCATGTATTCAGTTGCAATCTTATTATCTACCTCTAAAGCACATAAAGACTTTTTAAAAGAAAAGGCGACTGTATTATTAATAACATTCTCATTATCATTTACATTCTCATTATCATTTACAGCCATTTTTGCCATAGCGTTTATGCGTTTGCCATCATTTGCTATGTTTTGCCATCTGGCATCAGCTCCTCTTTTACCAGCTTCAGACCTGTTTTCCTTAGTTTTTTCAAACTTTTTCAAATCTCTTTTAAGCTGTTGCTTTATAGGTTCAAATACAAGGTTGATTATTTGATCATCTATTGACGGGTTTTCGTCATTGACATACCTATAAATATGTTTAAGTAATTTACCAGCTTGATCGTCAGTCAGTAAATCAATCGTTGTCTTTTGATCGGCGTAAAGAATAAATGATTTCTTGTCTTTTGCCATTAAAAATTAGTTATAAAAAAACCCCTGTACCGATAGCCACGACCAAGAGGCGTTTCGAGTACAGAGGTTTAAAATGTATATTCTTGTCATTTGGTCGTAATTTAAAAAGCAAAGATAAATTTATTTTAGATACCAGTCAATTATTTCTTTTGCTTCATCGAATCCAGTAGCGAATGTCGCATAGTAACCAGCATCTCTTAGTCGTTTATGAACTTCGTTTTGATTCTCGGTGTGTTCATTCTTGCGAAGCTCACCATCTTTTTTAAACAATACATATCCATCAGGTTTTAATTCAAGCATCAATGCACCATATTCTATTAAATTAGTTGCTTCGTGATCTATCTTAGTCTGAAATATTATTAGATCAGGCCAGCCTCTTGATGGATTCTGATTTCTTTTAAGGTTCTTAGCTTGCCCCATCGTCAATTTGATTCCCGATGGTGACACCATAAACATAGTCGATGCATATTGTAGTCTTAGATAGTCGCAAACAGCGTTCTGAAGCTGTTGTTCTGGCTTCATACTTCGTTTGCTTTTCTGATTTCGTGAACAGCGTTCTCTATGATCTCGGTAACGGCCTCTAGTTTTTGAGGATCGCTATGTTTTTCAACAAGTTTCACCATCCTATCACCTTCCTTCTGCCATCGGTTAAATATCATCTTAGCCTCGTATTTCGTGCGACCAATTAGCATTGACATCTGTTGAACCGTTGCTCTAAATAGTGCTATTAAAATCACCCATTCGATATATGATTTATCTTCTTTATTCATAAGTGTAATTTATTTTTTTCGTGTCCGTAAATGTAACCTGCCTGTTTAGCTTCTTGTTCTATATCAACCCACAACCATTTTTTGCCATCTTTTCCATAGTGCAATTCATTTGTACTAAAAGGTTTTTCAACGTGTGGTATATACACCTGTTTTGCAAATCCTCTATGGCGATAAACTGACAATTCCTTGTATTGACTTGGCATTGCTTTAACATAAAGACTAACAGCTCGCTGAGTTCCATACTTAATCTCGCCATTAACTTTTACCCAACCCCTGTCCATCATTGAACTAATTGCTGTGCTGACTTGTTTTAAGGTTAAATCTGTTCCGTCTTGAATATCAATAATAGACTTTGGATTTCCATTAAGTCTTTTATAAACTTTTTGCTGAATAGTTTCATCTTTATTTGGATCTACTTTCATAATCCGCAGATGTTTTTAACGTGCTTAGATGTTTGAAACTGGCTAGGAAGGTGTGAGCCATGCGTTACTTGGTTAGGCATCGTTTCGTACAGCCAACAGATTAAATGGTGCGCTTCTTCTTCGCTAGGTGATTGAGCAATCATTATTCTAATACCTCTTAAAGTATCATCGTCAAGCCTCATATCATTTAACAAGTCGGCTATCGCCCATTGCTGCTCTTGCGTCATAGCAGATGGAGAACTTTGCTCCACCTGCTGCCAAAATTGTTCGAAATCCTGCATCTTATTACTTTTTAAAATCATCAGATTCATCCTCCGAATATAGATACCCATGTGCATCAATAGCGATTAGTATTGCTCTGGCCTTCGCGCGCTTCTCAGCCATTTCTAGGTAATACTTCTGAGCGTTCTTTACGTTTGACTTTTCCGCAGATCCAAATGAAATAGATAGAACTTCATCGTCAAAACTAGACACAGTGCATTTTACCGCGCAATAATCTGGATCGCAATTGATAACATCAAAGCTGTATTTGAATTTCTCAGCAGATGCAATCTTTTGAATGCCTGTCTTGGTGATGATAGCAGTTCCATGCAAAGCAAAAATGTCTTCATCTTTGCTTAGATTGTATTTCTCAAACGTGCTTCTTAAAAAATCTTTCTTGTTCATATTGTTTGTTTTTTAGATTAAAATGGAAGTGAATCGTTGCTGTTTTCTGATTGGGCTACTTTAGGCGCATCATCAAAGTTCTTCTTGCATAAGGTTATCTTGCCGTCAGTCCATACGGTGTTGCCGTTTCCAACAAAGAAGCGCGGCTTTTTATCTTCTCGCTGCTCTTTGTTTTGACTTACCCACGCGGACACATTTTGCTGCCACTGATTAGGCTCATCGTTTAGACTTACAGTTATTTCGATGCCTTTGTTATCCGTAACGTTTAACGTCTTTAGGATTGTTTCAAGAGTATCTTTCTTGATGTAAAGTGTATTAATTGAACTCATACTTTATCTATTAATTGATTTATTTTTTTAAGAATTGTTAGCTTTAATTTCTCAGCTTCATACAAATATTCATTAGCTTGATCTGTGTAACTGTCTAGTTGTTCTATTTGACCACAATCGTATGCTAATTTGCTAAGATTAGTAAATGTTTTATAGAGCTTCTCTTGACTTTGCAATTCAATGTCCAGTAGGAATATTTCTTTCGTTAGTTTGCTTCGTTCGTATGGCTGCATCTTACTTAATTTTTATTGTTTTTAGGATTGCTTTCTCTAGCAATTTACGCATTTTAGATGAAACTTTAACAAAGTATTCGTTTGCGTTCGAGTCTATTAAAGAAATTTGATTTGATGAAAAGTCAACGTGAACATCAACGTTTTTATCATCGCTATTGATTAGCGGTAAGTATTTATGGATGTAAATGTTGCAGTCAATAATTACGGCATAACTTAAATCATATGCCAACACCCTAATTGTAACGTCTTGGTCTATAATATCAACATCTCTATTTTTAAATTTAAAATTGAGAGGCTTATAAATGCCATCCGTTTTAAAATTAATTTCATCTTTTCTCGCTTCCGTGATTATTGATTCGCATAAAATTGTATTTTTGCTTTTCAATAGTTCAATTGCTTTTCTTACTAATTGTTTCATGTTGTTTGTTTTAGGCCTCTCAGAAATGGGAGGCTTTTTTTATTTAAAATTAAATGTTTCAAAGTAGATTTCTTTAATAGCTTCTGATTCGCTGAGTTTAAACTCTGAATTTCCAGATATTTTAGCTTTCAATGTTGCTGGATTAATGCCTAGCTTTTTAGCTAACCATGTTGAGCTTTTAAACCCGATAATCATAAACGCTTGTTGTGTTGTGTGATTCATTGTATTTCTTTTTAGTTTTTCAAAGATAAAAAAATCTATTGAAAGCGCAAATTTATTTTACTTTTTAATTAATTTTCTTTTGTATTCAATTAATTTCTATCTTCGCTGAAACTAAAACAAATAGACATGAAAAACTCAATAAAAATAGAGCTAACAAGCTACCTTTTAGACCTTGCTAATGAAGGTGTGCTAACAAATAATAACCGAGAAGATTGGCACTTTCAAGCGTTTAACGAGGATTACTATATTATAGGCTACTACCAATGTAATATGTGGCTTCAAAAGCATGATATAGATCCTTTTGAAGCGGTAAGTATTTGCCAACAGTATGAAATAGACAATTTTGGTGAAGCAAGTAGTGTTTATGACAATAGCGAAAAGGTTGTTAATATGTTAGTTTACATATGTGGCGAAAAACTTTTAAACGAGCTTAACGTTGAAACAGTTGAAGAATTAAAGTCTGAACTTTTAGAATTAGTTTAAACATGAGAGAAGTCAAAACAAAACGCAACACTATTAGCCAAAGGACATTTAAGATAGGTGATCGGGTAACGTACCTTGATAACTATCAGCTAGGAACTGTTTATGATTTTCATGAAGATGATGATGGCTTTAATAGGATGGAAGTTGAACTAGATAATGGTGAGGCTGTATGCAAAATGTTTCACTGGTTTGTTAAATTATAAATTAACATGAAAATGGATTATACGAAAATTGAAAACGTAGAAGTAGATGGGATAGATACAAAAGACTATCCAGACTTTTGCGATGCGTTTATAGCAAGTGCTGATTATAATGGCGAGCCAATGACTGACGATCAGTTAGATAAACTCAACGATGATGGTGACTTCGTTCATGAATGCGTACAAAATCAATTGTTTTAATTGCGCATAATTGGTAAGACTTACAACTGATAACGAATAGCCATTAATGAACCAACTACAAAAGCTACTGGAATAGTGACCACAGCACCTAATGTTATGGTTCTCCAAAATTTAGTCTTTTTTTTCTCGGAATCTAGGTTGATCATTAGCTGATCATTAGTCGATCTTTGACTTTCAATTATTAAGCTATCGCCTTTTGAAATAATAATGTAGTTTTTAATCGTTTTATTGCAGTCTAAAATCTGATTTTCATACTCTGACATTAACACCTTTAATGATTTATTTTCCTTGTGAAAGGCGTTTAAATCATTGTTCATTTTAATGACTTCGCGTTGCAGTTTAATTGGTATCTCTTGCGAGGAGGCGGTTTGTAAGGATAGCAATAACGCTATCAGTAACATCATTATGTTCAATCTCATCTACTTTATTATTTAGTTGTTTGTTTTCTGGTTTAATAACAGCTATTGATTTCTTCATTGAATCAATGCGCATAAGCCTGCGATGTGACACAACCTTTATATAGTCGTTTTCCTTTATTAAGGTTGACTTTTGATGCTCAAGTAGTGTTATAATACCCTCATCATTTTTAACGGCCTTAGAAGGGCTTAAAATGATTGAAGATAAAATCACTATTGCGACAATTGTAATTGTGTGAACGATGTAGTGTTGTGATGCGGTCATATTAAAATAGATGAGTTATCCTTGCCACTTGTCCAGACTCAAAAGAATGAATGAAACCTTCAATAGCAACCTTTGAACCTTTGTAGCCATTTCTATCGTGCCAGCTATCAGCCTCAGAAGGGCTGCGTAAGTATTCAACCGTCACACCAATGTAATCTTTACCGTTCATGAACTTCGTTGACTGCTTGTGATGGATATGGTGAAGATAGATATAGCGATATTTACATTCATTCCACATCAGCGGATTTTCGGTTGCCATTAATAAAGGCATATCAGCCATCTTAGCACCATCACCATGACTTGTGCCAATCATACTTTTTCCGTACTGCGTGACTTTACGATGTGATATGTCAACGTTAAAGGAAACGTTATTAGACTTTCTAAAATACGCGCGTATCGTTTGGGCTAACATAAAACCGCTGGCGTAATCATGGTTTGATGGATTGTAAACGACTTCAACATCGCAAATAGGTATTAGCTTTTCAATGATAGCAACATACATCTGCTCGGCAGCTAAATACATTTCGTGCCACATTGCTGAAGTGTCTTGCCTTGTTCCGCTTGTTGTAGTTCCGTGAGGATTATCTATATGCAATACATCGTTACCAATAATAAGGATAACCTTATCTAAATTAAAGCCGTAGGACTTGTCTAAAACGCCCTGAACGCCTTCATCTACTCTGGCCAATGCTGTTTCGATATCGTACTTGCCGCCCGTTTCAACGAATGAAGCAAGTTTACCGATGTGAATATCCGCTGGATCAAGAACGAGGCAATGCGGATCTTTTGATTTAGTACGTTTAAATGTTTTGAATGAAGGGCTATATTCCTTTAATCTATCAAAGGCATTGTCTATTAGACCATTCCAGTCTTTATCTGATCCTTTTACTTGTATTGAATAGCGTTTGTCTTTATCCCAATACTGCGCAACGTCTTGTGGGTTGATGCCTTTTTCTTGGCATATGGTTAAGAAGTCCTCTGAGTTAGGGTTGCTTCTTATGTTTTCAATTAATCTATATTCTGCTTCGGATAATCTTGGTCTGTAAGATTTTTTCCTTCCCATGTTTTTTTGTTTAGTGTCAAAGTTAAGTGAAAAACAATTATCAAAGGTAAAAAACACTTACACAGCCATTAGCACAAAAGGTAAACAGTTTTTCCACCTTGCTTAACCGCCTTTAAAACTTGTCCTCTATTATTGACCTCATCTTTGTAAGAAACATGAACCCACGATGGGTTCTCTTCCGTTCCAAATTCCCAGATGAGTTGATCAAAGTTAAGATTATCTTTAATGTAGTCGAATATTTGCTTATTTGTCGGATATTCAACCGCGTCATTATCTAAATCTAATGCTTGCCCTTTGCAATGCTGTGAGGTTGCTACATATTCTCCTTTGATAATCTTATGCGCTCCTCCTATTGCCTTGTTTAATTCCTCTGACCTGTAACCACTACTGACAAAGATAGGCGCACCAAAATGCTCTCTAATTCGCTCGAATATGTTTTGAGCGGTAGATATCAGATTATTTAAATGCTCACCATGTGGCGTGTTATCAATACCCTTTCTACTTGCCGTGTTTGATTTGCTAACCTCTAATAGTGATAAGTGATTGCTAATTTTCATTTGTTGGTCTTTTTTTAGAAACCCTAGTTTTGGCGGTTTGGACTATTCTTTCCTCAAGTCTTGCAATAGTTGCGGTTTGTTCTGTGAGCAAAGCGTTGTATGTTTCTAATTTTTCACGCAATTCCTGAATTTCAGCCCGAAGCAAAGCAATGGTTTCTTCGTTCTTTTTAACCAGCGCACTAGCTTGCAGCATCGTTACTAGATAAGCTCCAATTTCTTTTCCTTTCCAAATCAAAACGCCTACCAAAACTGCTGACAAAACCGTAAATAGTCCATGCGTAGCTATCAGATCAGTTATCTTTTCAATTATCTCCATTTTTCTCTATCTTTTTTTCTATAAACTTTTGCAGTTTAATTATATTCTCTTTTTTTGGTTTTGATTTTCTCTTTACAGCACCCATGAACAAAAGTTATTATCAGTTGAAGGATTAACGTCTTCGTTGGTATTTGAATTGTATTCTGGAAATAGCGTTGAGTTATTACATAAATAATCAACTAAACGATTTGAGTAGTAAACCGCAAAGTCACGCTCTTGGCTAACTAATGAATCAACTTCTTCGCTGCTTAGTGTATTAGCGTTTTCAGGCGCGTGACGATAAATCCCACCGTTACCAATTGTAACTGAAATCATCGGAAGTAATTCTACCAATGTCCAATGGATCAAAGCAGGCTTAACCCAATTTGTAACTAATGAAAGGTAGTTACCACTCAAAGTGCTGCCAATGATGTCGGATTGAATTTTCTCAAGGAGATCAGTACCTAACAATCGCTGGACATGAATGTCTTGAGAAATGCTAACATACTGAATTGCCTTATCGCTGTCAACATTGCCGCTCATATTAGAGTACCTAAGTAAATCATCGTAGGTTATTAATAGTGCTTTTGCCATTATCCTCTAGGTTTTAAAAATCCGTTATTCTCCATGTCAGTTGGTAGCTTGGCAACCTTTGCGTCATTCTTTTTTAATGGAACACCTGCCTTTCTTGCTTCGTTTACGCTAACTGGTTTATCATTTGAAAGTCCTTCGTTTGGCAGAAACACACCCGATGAATTTCTCTTTCTCATATAAACTTTTCGCATCCAGTAGTGGTGGCAGTCACCGCCACCTTTGTAAAACCAAATGCTGTAAGTGTCAGCTCCATTTGGCCCCCAACCTGCATTGACAACTTTATTGTCCATCGCGATAATATCTTCTTTTCGATAAATTTTACTAGCAGAAACCATTTTCTTGCAAAAATCTCTACTATTTCCACTTGTCTTGTCAGGCGCGTACTGATAGCGTACCTTAAAAAGTCCTGTGTCTTGTTCGCTTTTTTGGTTTGGTCTAGCCGTTCCTGTGCTGACAAAATTCCATACTTTAGATAAAAGGCTTTGCTCTTGTTCTTTTTCGTCATCTGTTAAATAATCAACAGCTTCTGAACTTATTAAATCCCAATCTTCTAAATCTTCATCTTCGCCTAAATCAATAAGTTTATCAACCATTTGATCAAGCCCGTCATCTTGATTTGAACAGCATATTTGTTTAGACATTTCAATGCCTGTTTGCTCCTCTATGGCTTCTACACCTACATCTTCATTCTTCATCTCCGTAAAGTCTAAAGGTTGTGAGGTAATCATATAAAGGTTTAAAGAAATCTGATTAAAGTTTAGGATCTTGTTTACGCCCTCAATAATCACTCGTTGCATTGGCTTGATCACCGTGTTGTCAAATAACATTGCTGCCATCTTAATCTCTTCCGCGTTTGAACCTAAACCACCGTTTTGTGGTAATCCAAATAATAGCGGAGATGTAACTCTGTGAGAAACCATTAACTTTCTACTTGCCTCTTCTGCAATAAACTGATACTGATTGTGAGCATCGTTAAGTTGAGGTGTTTGTATGTCGGCCGCGCTTTCTTTGTTATCATTGAATGATACTATTACGCTTTCACCTTCTGTACCTGTGTACTTGTCTTTTATTTTATTTTCAATCGCTCTTTGCTGCTCATCATTGGGCTGTCCATTATTAAAATTAATAATCATATTCGCGCTAAACCTATTATAAATATTGTTTAGGTGAAACTTTGCAAGCTCAATTTCTACAAAAGCATAATCTAAACCGCTTTGATATTCGACTGGCGAGAAATAATGAAAGCCTGATTTGTATGGCTTTAAAACCAACACCTCTAAACCTTCTTTGCTCATCCCAAATGATGGTATTCTTTCAAGCGTTTCGTTTCTTTTAACTTTTGTCCAATCGTCTGAATAGTAGTAAGCCTCAATATCACCCTCTTCATTGCATCGCTCTGGTCGCAAGTTTTGAATTGGAATATGCTCAACGCTTGTAATAGTTGTATGGCTTTGATCATATACAACTTGAATAGAAGCCTCACCTAATGTGTAATAGTCATCAACGATTTTTCTCATTAAGTCTTCGCTAAACATCTGAACTAATGCAGCCCATTCATCAGGCTTCCGAGATGCATCTGTCGCGCCCAAACCTTTACCATAGATCATATCCGATATGCTATTGATCAATGCGCTATTTGTTGGTGATTCCTTAGAATCTAGTAGTGTTTGATAATAGTTATTATCGTCACCATAACTAACCCATTTATCCTTTTTAGTTTCGGATATTTTAGGCGTAGTGTATTTACCTAATTCAACTATTTTTATGCTCATATAATGATGAATGAATTGTCTGTTTGTGTTGGCTCTGTATATACACCTTCGTTAATAGTGAATTGTGGCAAGTCTGTTTGATTTGTCACAAAGATCTTACCTCTCCAACAAAGCTCTAATCCGTCTTTTACCTCTAATCTGTAATTTTGATTCAAAACTAGAACTGGGCTAAACGCGCTTGACAAAGATAAATATCCATTTGAATACACTCCCGTTATTGTCAGCGTGTGAGTTAACTTGTTTTGTTGTTCTGAATACATTGTTACCGTCACATCACCCGTAGGCTCAAAGCGAGGAATTATTGAGAATGTTTGAGAATCAGAAGTGTTTGATAGAATTACCATACTTATATAACTTGAAAATATTTTTTTGTCATAAAAAAGCCCCAATCAAACGACTGAGGCTTTTATCTATATAAGTTAAGGAATATTAAACTCCAACCGTTACATTTACTCCAAGTGCCGTAAGTTGAGCGGCAATAGTTGAGCCAGCAGCAACACAGAAATTAGCTGGAACTTTTTCAGAACCAGTTAATGTCAAAGTATAGCCAACAAGTTCACTTAACGCTGCGCCACTAACAATAGTGCCTCCTGTTACATCCATTCCGTGTTGATTGCCAGCATAGAATAGATCACCGTTGTTAGTCTCCACGATAACGTGAGGTCTGCCATAGCAAAGAAGTTTTATCTCTTTGTGGTCTTCCTTTGTCAACTTAGTAAAAGTAACTGCAAGCGTTTGATCAAATGCAGTAGTGCCGTTAGCAGCAGATGAGGTAATTGCTTCAGAATATGTTGAAGCTCCTTTTAGATCGTATCTAAAGGCGGCAACAGCAGTTCCAAGAGAATCAATCACATCGGTGTCTGTTACGTCATAAGTAACCTCCAAACCGCTGTCCTCATAGTTTATAAAGTAGATTGCCTTCAGGCCACCTACCGAGTCTTTACATGGAACTAATCTTCCAAGTGTTAAATCACAAGCCATATTTTTTATGTATTAAAAAAGGGCGAACGAACAACTGCTCATCCGCCCTTCTTGTTATTATTAAGTATTAATTAATTCGCAGCGTTTGTCACTCCGTAAGTTACAATCTCCTCAGCATAACCATAGTTAGCGGCAGCGGTAAAACGCATTACAAAACGGATATTTTGTGATCCGTCAATTGGAGAGAGGTCAATCAACTGAACTTCGTTGTAATCGCTCATCAAACCAGTAGCAAAATACAAGTTAGATTTTTGAGTACAGATAGCTTGATCGGCAGTAAGACCTTCAGCAACGAATAATGGAATGCCATCAAACATAACATCACCCAATTGTTGATTGTTGCCTTCTCCTCTGTAACCATTAGCACCTAATCCAGCAGCACCAAAACCTCCCAAAGCTCTTTTGTAAAGTTTGTAGATATTTTGTGATACATAGATATGAAGATCAGGTAGGCCATAAAGACGAGGAGGCAGCGCGTCTACGATTTTTCCAAGCTCTCCAACCACATTTTCTGCGGTAACAACCGTTCCTGCAACTTCTTGAGCAGGTGGCAAAGCAGCATCAACAGCTATTTGAGTCATGATACCATCGTACTGACCGCTAGTTCCTGTTGCTCCATTCCAAAAAGAAACCTCATTTGCAGATGCAACCTCTTCAGCCATACGAGCTAAAAAGAAATCTCTGAAAGATGCAGGTACTTCGTTAAAAGCAGAGTATCCAAGCTCAATAGCCTCCCAAGTCTGAACAAAAGAAGTCTTGCAGATTTGTACGTTTACTTGAAGCTCCTTTGGAGAAAGTGTTCTTTCAGTCAAAGCAACAGTACCCGTAGCTGTAAAATCACATGAACCGTCTGCGATAATAGCAGATGTGTCAATCTTTTGGATAGTAGCCGATTTTTTTACGTTAGGCATAATCTCAACGCCACCTCTATCTAAAGTAGGTGACATCAATAACGCTGGAGCAATAATTTTGCCTGCCGACTCGCCCGCGTATGTAGAATTTATAGTAAGTGTAGTAGCCATTTTAAGAAATATTTATATTGGAAAACTTCGCCATCATTTTGTCGCGTAGTGTGTCCTTTTTGTTATTTGAAAACTTGAAATTGTCAGCCTTTTTAGATTCCCTTTCAGGATTAGGCTTAATTGCTTTGGCTGCTGGCATCGCGGCCATTTGGCTTTTCTTAACTCTGTTTTTCTTTTTTGAGTTAAGATTTGCTTTTAATTGCGCCATCATTGCTGTTGGCACGTTTGCCTCAACCACCGAAATAATTTCAGCAATCACATCCTCTGCGATTGTTGCTGAATCTTCCGTTGTTACTTCCGTTGGTGTAGCTTCGTTGATAATATCTGCAACTTGGCTCACTACTTGAGTTTGAACCTCTTCAATTGCAACAACAACTTCTTCAGCAATTACCTCTGGGGCAATTTCTTCAGCAGCTTCGACTTCAACTTCCGCTTCAGCAGCAGGAGCTTCAGCATCTTTCATTTCTGAAATAACACCTTCCTCCACAACTACAAGAACGCGACCATCTTCCAAAGTATAATCTCCAACAGGCAAAGGAACTTGACCGTCTTCGGTAACTATGAAAACTGGTGAACCAGCTTCGAAAGCATCTGCTTCGATAACTGTACCATTATCAAGCGGCATCTGCTCAAGGTTAACTTCTTGACCTAGCAGTCGCTTGACTCCATTTAAAATTAATTTGTAATCTTTCATACATATATAACTAATGCATGATTAATCTGTCACATTTAAGCTAGTTTTTCATCAGCTACCACACGCCTCACATTCATCATCGTCAATGTCGCATACTTGAGGCTTGACAACCTTTGTCTTGTCCTGATTCGCAGCGGCTCGCATCAACGCCTCTAAGCCTAGAGACTCTTCTGTAATGTTCGCCATTTTTAATCTTCTATTAATGGTATGGGTGGATACCAACTCTCAGGCAATACTTCTACTTCTTCCATATCGCTATGGTATTTGTCATTTTTTATAACAGCGTATTGAACCTGTATTGGGTTTTCAATAATATCTGACCAGCGAGTAGTAGTGCCATGATAGTTTTCTCCAACAGTAACCTCTTGGTTGTAATCTTCACACTCTTGATTTGTTCCTATGTAGTATGCCATTTTTAATCTTCTGTTTCTATAGGGTTAAATTCATTCTTCCAATTGGAGAATGTATTTGCATTACCAATAATTGTGACAGAGGAATCTGTGCTTATATCTCTAATGGTTTCAATGCCATTGTACGAAGTCACCGAGCCGTCTGCGTTTGTTTTAACAAAATCCCAAATTACATCACCATCTCCTTTAGTAAAGGATTCTTTGTTAATTATATATCCGTATTGATTTTCCATTAGTGTGCTACCCAATAAGTTCCTGTAAAATTATTTAATGTTCCTGTGTTACTATTTCCACTAGAGTCTGTTGCCGTTA